CAACAAAAAAGCGAACCTTTTATGGTTCGCTTTTAACCTTGTTTAACACTTTCGAGATATTGTATAGCATCTCATCGCGTATCCACCAACCCTGCCTATCTGGCGTGTCTTTTACATCGCCTAAGCAATACTCTGGACTTTGCTCAAGAGCGTTAAATACATCGGTCAGCATATTGTACAACTCAGGCGCAGCTGCGATCAGACGGGCGTTAGCCATTGACTCTTTGCGCTCTATTTCGCACCATTTGCTATCGTCATGATGATCTTTTAAGTCAATAACATTAGCAATCTTATATCGTCCACCCAATACCGTACCACGGATGCGAATGTATTCTTTGTCGTCTTCTTCAGGGAGAATTATCCACTCACCTTTCGTAAATTCAGACATCTTTTGCCTCCGTTGGTTATTTGTTCGCCAGATCAATCAACCCATAATCCGGCCTCTGATAAATCATACGGTCACGCTGAACCTTATCCGCGCACTGACGACATTGGTTCGTTGTTCCGTTGCATTTGTTGCATTTTCCCACGCCCACCTCACAACAATTCAATAAATAAACCACCTTCAACATCTTCGCTAGAACCAAGCATAGGATGGTTAGCGGCAATATGTACGCCTTCATCTGAAAACGATAGGTCAACGCCTACATTCCACGCCTGACCGCTATTAAATACAACCTGAGAGCGGATTAAAGTATTATCAGGCAAGTGTTCTAGCTTTGCCAAGGCTTCGCGTAGATCTTGCAAGGTTGTTAATGGTATGGTGTTTTCAATGTTCGGCACGGTATTTGGTCTCCGGTTTTTCTGTATCTTCTATCTCAATAACTCTACCAGGGTCTACATACCTAACAGCCGTAATATGATCTGTGTCTTTCCAAAACATACGACCGTAAACTTTTACCTTTAACTTCCCGGACTTTGTTTTTCCTAAAACGTCACACCTCATTAGGTAATCCCTAATATTGCTGCCTAGACAGTGTCTGCACTTAATAAAATAGCTCATTTTGTTCGGTCTCTAGCTGTTTTAGTAAAGCGTCTGTATTACGCCAATCGAAAATGCGCAGCGAGCTTGCCTGAATAACTGATCCGAATGCGCGTGTTATGTGTTTAATTGCGCTCGACTAATAAACGTCCAGTAACAATTCTTATAGCTTCCAGTCCAGCACTGGCTCCCAAGTTGCGCCGGATCTTCGTCGATATAGTCATTCGCACTCTCAAGCCATGCAGCAGGTTCTGCTTTGCTGCCGTTATTTCTAACAGCTACGTGCGTCGCCCAGTCTGGAAAATCCACGGTACGCGCAACACATAACAAATCGCTCACAACGGACTCGTCAATCTTACTCTTCGCTTCGCTCATCATTAAACATCCTGAAAATTAAGCATTGCCTTAGCCATTGCGATAGCTTTTTCTTTTTCAGTAAAAACTATTCCTTTTTTCATTAATTTAAAATCAGAATCCACGCCAGTCCACACCATCATTGCAAAACCTTCCTGCAGCATTAGAGGTATGTAGAATCTCCCAGATTCAGGAGCAACATCAACACCACGCTCAACCTCAATGCCGTTAATAATTACGGTTTTTGGTGCAAGCGAGTATGGCTCTGTCCGATTGAAAGCAATAGAGCTTGGATATTTTGCCTCGCACTTAACACCGTTATAAAGCAACCCATACCCAGCCGGACGCCCAGCCTCGATATTATCAACCACATGGCGCAGTAGTTCTACTTGGTTCATCTTATTTCACCTCGTTAATAATGGTAATTTGCAAAGCTGTTTTCTTTGGTTTCAAAGACTTTATTTTACCTTTTTTTTAATTGCTTTAAGTGCTTTTTGAATACGTTTTTCTTTTTCTTCTTCTTATTAAGATAAATTATTTCATCAACAACTACAATCATCTTGCTTCACCTTATTGTAAATAAAAGCCATTAGATCGAGTAGACCGACATTGAATGTTTGATTACTAAAACAATACATGTCATTTGGGTCAATGGTAATAACAATAATAACGTTATTACCAGACACTGTATGATCATACAAAGCAACATCAGAGCACAACCCAGCATTACACTCTTCGTTTAAGTAGTCAATCAGAAAATCGTTAATCATCGCACATTCTCCTTGCGGTAAAGCCAATAAACATATTTCACGCAGTCATAACCAGCAAAGCCTTCAAGATCTTCCCAAATAACGCTACTATGCCATGCGCCAAACTCTGAGAAGTCAGCGGCCATCTGCCACGGCTGGACATTCCAAGATGAATACACGTTAACACCACCTCAAAGGTCTTTGCTGTCTGATTTAAATACCGTGCCATTGGCTTGACATGTGTTCGATTTTGTTTGTCATAGATGAATACCATTTTTCAATGCCGTGCTTTTAATATACTCATTTGTTTCTTTATGAGCTGCAATTTCACCTTGCTTAAAGTCGTGAATATAAATCTGAAAAGCAGCTGCATCGAATTCATTATCGAAGTAAATAAAACTTCCATGTTGAACTACACGGCCAAGAGTTGATGTAACCTTTTTGCAAAAGCCTTTGTAGCAGTCTTTGTAATCTTCAATTTTAATCATCTCACATCCTCCAAAACCACCAATCACACAGCGCTAAATGTAACATCTGACAAGCGCATAGTTACGCGCTTTGCGCATTGCGGTTTAAACAAAACCTGATCGTTATCATATCCTAAGATCTCGCAAACTCCAGAGCAGTTTGTACGGCTTCTGGTGTAATAGTAGCGGCATACAGCGCCAACAGGAGGGTTGCCATTTCCGTTCCATTTGTTGTTATCGAAGCTTTTAAGTGTTTTCATCTTTCCATCTCCTTTCGCGCTTAGCGCCTTGTTGGTGTGTTTGTATAGTAGCGAAACAAATTTAGCGCGTCAACAGTTTATTTAAAGTTTTTTCACAGCCCAAGATTAACACCACCACCAACAAAAAAACGCCCCGTCAGGAGCGTTCATCAATGCCAAATGCCATATCATCAACCAAGTAAATCAACCATAATTTACAGCGCCTTTTACTTTTGGCTTGCTATAAGCAATCGTTACGGCATCCATCATAGGATCAAGCGTATCATCATGCTTGCCTACAGGAAATGTAACAAGCTCGTTCATAAGCGCTTCAATCTGATCTATATCCCTAGACATAACGATATTACCCTGTGCCATCCAAGGCGCTGTATCATAAGCTCTTGTAACCTTGTCTGTATTCCTTTGCACTGCTTGTATAGGAATCTTGCCGTAACGCTTAATACTCTGAATCAATCCTGTACCACTTGCTTTATCCTCAACATAACAAGCCCTTACTTTGTGCTTATTAGAGCAAAGCCCGTAGAACAGTTTAAATTGCTGTTCAAGCTCTGGCCCCTCCCATTTACCTCTTAGCATATTTAAAAGATATAGCTTGTTATCATCGCCGTATCCCCAGTGCTGCAATACACTGAAATCGTTCTGCTCTTTTGTCTTCTGTGCTGTATCTCCGGTAATAAACGTATATTTGAAATCAGGCAGACTATGAGGCATATACCATTGAATCCAGTCTTCTTTAAAGATGCCACCGCCTTTAGGTGTAGGAGTCTGCATATATTGGCCTGCAAACGTGTAAGGGTCGCTAATCTCCATTCTTCGCAAATCATCTATACCTAGCTTAAACGGCCATAAAGCCTCACCTTCGTCAGATATAGCGGGTATGTTCAGGTGATACCATTCCTCACCGTTGCCGCCATCAAGTAAGTACCCTGCTAAATCATCCTCATGTAATCGCTGCTGAATAACAATTATAGGCGTATCTCTTTTATTCAATCGACTTTCAAGTGTGCCGGTAAACCAGTCGTTTATCTTTGGTCGTATCGTATCAGAATTTGCATCTTCAGGCTTTAACGGATCATCTACAATTAGACAGCCTGCAAAACCTTCGCGCATCTTGCCAGCACCTTTACCGGTAATAGAGCCCATCGTACCAACAGAATGCACAACTCCGCCTTGCGTTGTCGCCCACTTGTTCCGAGCGTTCGAGTCATTACGTAATTTTACGTATGGGAATATCTTTTGGTACGCCTCATGCTCAACCAGTGTCTTAGCGTTGTATGCGTTATTCTCTGCAAGCGTAGCCGAGTAGGAGCAGTTGATATATTCGCTATCTGGAAACAGGCCGAGCGTCCAAGGAATAAAGTTAACCACTGCAAGCTCAGACTTTGAATGTCTAGGAGGCATTGTGATGATCAGGCGACTAATATCTCCAATAACAACCTTCTCTAGGGTTTCACAGATAATCTTATGATGCCAGTTCTCTATAAATTCAGAACCATTAACTTCCTTAAACATATATTTAGAGAACTCTAAAAAATCTCCGATAATGCTGGCGTGTTCTTCTGGTGTCATTTGACCTTCCTCCCCATTGCAAACAAAAAAACCGGCGCTATGGCCGGTCTTAATTATAACAAATTGTCAATTACTTTTTATATTTACTCTTTAATGCATCTGCAACGGCATCACCATAATTAACTTGGTGACTCATTTCACCTTTAACATTCTGATCTACTTCCTGCTTGTCGCTGTAGCCGTGCTTGGTGAGCATTAACTTTGCGATAGAGGCGTTATATTGCCCATTAAGACCATTCTTTAGCAGAATATTGTGCTGTAAATCTAATACGCGCTGAACGATGCCAAAAAATTCTGGTTTGTTAGTGTCTTTTGACCAATTGTAAAGAGTTTCTGAGCTGATTTCTAAATGTAATGCAAGGCCAACAACGCTAGGTACTTCATCTGTTTCTTCTTCGAATTGTTCTAAATATGCTGCTGCTGCGTCTACAATCTCAGGGCAATACTTTGAAGGACGACCAACACCGTCACGCTCAACGTATAAAGTCCAGTCAATCCTTTTCTTAGGCTTGGCTGGCTGTTTTTTCTTTCCAGCCATAATGTGTTCTCCGATTGTTGTATTGTGCGCTGTGCGCCAAACTGTTGTTACATTATAACATATCTTTTTGTGGGTTTTATTCGCATACTTGATTGACCCTACCAAACAAAAAACCGCCTCTGTAGCGGCTTTGTTTGTTGATATGTATGTATTATGGTCTTGCTTCTTTGTGATTGCGAGGTTTTTACGCTTTACGCCATTCTTGAACAAGTTTTGCGGCCTTATCGCAGTCTCCATCGCATTTATCAATAAACATACGTACAATCAGCTTGCGTGTTGTTACGCTACCCATAAACGCCTCTTTCATGCTTTTGTATCCGGTTGCCAGCATTAGCTCATCTGAGATAAGGGCGTCGCATTCTAATATAACTTCGTTGATCAAGTCTAGTGCTGTTTTCATTTTGCTTTTCCTTGTTTGTTTATGGTTATATTATGGCATATTGTTGTGGGTCGTGCAAAGTTTTTTATAAATAAAATCCCCAGCTTTTACACTGGGGATTTAATGTTTACTTGATCTTGATTAGCGTTCTCATGTGAAGGCATTGAATATTATATCCTCCAGCGTAGATTGTTTCGATGGATACCCGCTTAACCCCTTTTTCTGTTTTAGCCATGAAAGTTGCATTGAAGCTGTTGTCTGTGTGTACCAGATCAAATTCCTCGAACTCTGTAACACCTGCTTTTTCAAGCTTTTTTACTACTGCATTGATACGTTTCTGTTTTGTTGCTTCTGCATTTTTCTCAACAAAAGCCATGATGCTTTCGCTGTTGCCAGTTGTTGCAATATTAAACCATCCTTTGCCCATAATATTGTTGTACTGACGGGTAATAACGCTTCGCTCTGACCGCCCATCTTCTGTTAATGATTTTCCACTGATTGCTTGCTTATAATCTTCGCGGTGCTTCATTACCCAGTTGTAAGTTGACTCTACAACTTTGGCTGTTGCTTCTTCAAAAGCTGGTGCGATCTGCGCGGCGATGTTGTTGATTGCGTTGTTCATTTCTTTGCTCTCCTTAGTTGGTATGGCAACCATTCTATGCTGATTGCAATACCATTGCAAGTGTTTTAATCTTTCTTTAACTCTTTTTTTACTGTGTGGTAAAACCCGGTTGGAATATATTGCTCCGTAGTCACAGTAAATGTCTCAAGCTGGCAATAGGTTTTCACTGACGCATTGACGCATTCATCAATTGAATGTTTACAATTTAGAATAAACTCAGCTCTTTCTTGCGCTGTATTTTCGTTGCAAACGCGATCCTGTGTTTCAAATACACGTACATTTGGCTCGCTGTACTCGCAGCCTGAAAGCGCGAATACAGCAATAAATAAAATATATTTCATAATTTTAACCCTCTTCAAACCGCAAAAACATTGTATTTAACGCGCAGTTCTTCTTTAAGTTTCTTGCAGAGCTGAACTTGCTCTTCAATATGTTGCTTCACCTCTTCTCGGAACTCATGCGTATAATCTAGCCCGTCACTCAGTACTTCTTCTGAAACTTCAATTTCACGGTTAACGATTTTTAGTTGCTCGATTAGGTTTTTCATGTTTATCTCCTCAGTTGGTATGCCTTGCATTTTATATGTCGCAGGGCGAGGTGTCAACACTTTTTTGCACACCCACACCAGCGCCTAAGCTTTCCTTTGTGTTCCGTTTTTCTTAAGCGGTCAGACCTATGGCCGCAAAAATAACATTCTTTTGAACCGAACACTATCAAGAAGGCCGTAAGCGCAATAATAAAACATCCGCCAACAAGAACAATCATCATAATCAAATCAATCATTTTTTGCTCACCGCATAACTAAATCTAGGCTCTGCTAACCCAGTGCCATAACAAATAGGAATGCCATTAATAACGTGCTTTCCGTAGCTACCGACTTCAATGTTGTTTACCTCTATATCTTGCCCTACCTCTGTGTTAATAATTTTACATTCCGAAAATTTAGACATAAAACTAAAAGCGTCATATATAATGTCATGTCTAATACCGATTGAAACAAGTTCTATTTTAAGAAATATATTTAAATGAGTTTGATCTAAAACAGGCTCATCTCTATAGCATGGCGTTATAGCGCAATACTTGCCTTTTTTTATATTCCCTTTAATAATTAGATCAATAAAAGACTGTTCTGCACTTGCTACATAAACGCCATGTAAATGCCTTAAGTCTTCTCGGCCATCAGGTTTTGTTTTCCCGCTGCTTTCATTGTCTACAATTAAAGGGACTTTAAATGGTGTGTAGCCAATAGCTTTATAAAAATTCATTGCGTCGATTATTAACGAGCTATCAATATCAAACATTATTTTCTTGCCCCGCTATTAAAAGCTCTTTTGGTTATATCTGACATTACTTTTAGATCGTTCATGCTAATTTGGTGTTTATTTTCTACGTAAAGCTCTATAGCCCCGTAAAGGTCTGATAGCTCTACCAGCTCCATTATTTTGCACCCCTGATCTACAGCATCTTTAATCTCTTCAATCTCTTCTAGTACTTTTGAGAACTCGCCTATCACGCCTTTTTCAATATGTTTTTTATGATACCCAGCCATCACCTACCATCTCCCAAACTAGCGCCATAATAATCAGCTATTAACTCATTAACTTTATCCAATAAATCAAGTTTATTAAACTTAATATGCGCATTACCGTTCTTAAATAACTTTATACTAAAGTATTCGTCTTTATACTCTTCTCCTTTTCTGGCCGCTTCATCTATTGCGTTTCTAATTGGTTTTATATCTGGTTTATATTCTTCAACTCTATTATCTAAAAAGTAGAAAACCCTTTGTAAGTCATTTAAAGTATCGCCAGCTTCATATCTTGTTACAGGATGATCTTGCCATTTTCTATAAAACTCACATATATAACTTGTAATAATCTTTTTATTAACTTTAAACGCGCTATTTGTTTTATACTTTGACGGACATAGTGTTTTAAAGATACGAATAATACCTTGAATCATGTATTCGTCTTTATTAACTGCGGCTGTTAAAAATGTATCTCTAATTGTTTGTTCATCAAAAGGTGGCGCATCCTTATATAAACTATTCTGAAAGTCTTGCTTTGTTTTAGCGTCCATATAGATCGGCAGTCCGGTCATGTTAAGCGCATGATCCCAGTATTTAGCTCGTATTCTGTTCTTTGTTTCATCGGTTGTTTGGTTTATATGCAAAACGTTGTTGTACTTAATGCTTTTGCCTATTGTGCTATGCATTTTAACGTAATAACTGTATAAAATATCGCATTCTTCTAATGCTTTATTGCATTCTTGTGCTAGGTCTTTGATTGTTTTAGGTAATGCTAATTGCCTTGGTGATGTCATTTTATATCCTTGTGTTGTTTATTGATGACGGTTTTATGCTGTTTTTTGCGGTTATTTGTTTGGCGATTGCTTTGTGCTTGCTTGGTTTTTATACCTTGTTTATACTTTTTGCATCATTGCTTTATACTTTTATGACTCACAAAGCAGCCTTGCCAACAGTTGAAATAAAGAAATAAACTCCAATAAAAAGCAGTATAATGCTTTTCGTTGTATCAGTTTTATACTTTTCTTTATTTGTCGGCTTGCCATAATAAAAGACAGAAAAGAACAGACTTAACACAGAGATTATAAATATTATTATCATTGTTTATGCCTAAAAAATCAAGCTATATTAACGCTGACGATGCCAACCAATTTTCCGCAATAAATCCGTCACGGCAACCGTTTTATGTTTTGCCTCGACTTCAATGTCCGATTTCCCCATCATAGACCGAACCCAATCAACCAGCTCGCCATGCGATATAAGATCACCATGCTTGTTATCCGTTCTTGCGTCACGCCCTTGTGATACGTGCATAAGCGGCTTAACGCCTTGCCATGTACCGATATAACCATTTACCAAATCGCCATCACAAGCGGCAATCTCGCCAGTACAGCACAGATGATGATGCACATCGAACAAAGCCCTAAGATTGTATTTCTGACACGTATCAAGCACCTGATAAGCGCCCATGTCCCTGTTTGGGTTATCACCGTTCTCAATGCTTAATGTTGCACGAGCGTAATCTGTTAACTGATCGAAAGCTGAAAAGTCTTTGCCTTTGTCGTTAAGGTGAACGTTGATATTCCAATCTTTTTTATCGCGGTTAAGCAGCTGCCCAATAACGGCATGGTATTCAATAACGCGAACTGAGGCAACTCTGGTATCAGGGTTATTGCTATTAAGCACACAAAA